AACATACTCGGTCATTTCCGAACCGCGTTTCGTGATCGTGTATTGATAGTTTTCTTGCAGCAGGCCGACCGCTTTATCGATCACGTCTTGCTTTCGCGCGCTCAGTTCTTCCCATCCGACAGGGTGCGACGTGTGGCTAATGCTCGTGAGCAAACGAAACTCGGTTTGCAGCGATTGCCCCGAGAACATCGTAAAGCCGATCGTGCGTTCGAGCGCCTTAATCAGCGTCGACTTACCCGCGCTCTTATCGGCTTGCATCATCATGTGCGGCCAGAACCCGAGCAACGCTTTCAGGTGCCCGCCCAAGCCCCATACGAGCGCCATAGAGGCCGCGTTTTGCTTGAACGTCTCTTGATACTTGCCGAGCACGCGCGCGGCGTCCGATGCGGTGCCGCTCGGGAACGTGAGATTGTGATACGGACATTGTTGCTCGGCGTTCGTGAAATAGCAGTCGGGGCCTTCATTCACGACGAGCCGGCCGTCGCGCCAGGCCAGGCCGACATAGTTCGCGGCCTTGCGTGCGCCGAGGTGTGCCGTGCGTTCGAGAATCGTCACCATGCGCGAAAAACGTTTCGGCTCCCAGATCGGGCCAAACTGATTCCAGACGGTGAGGTTATGCACTTGCTTGTCTTGCAGCACGGCGCGCGTGAGCTTGGCGCCGTGGCGGGGCGTTTGAACCGTGACGGCGAAATAGTCGGTCGGTGAGTTGTCAGGATCGCCGGTCATCGTTGCCGATGCGCTCGCGACAGACACGCGGCTAAACGATGCGACGCGAAAGCCGGCCATATCGATGTAAGTCGGCTTTTCTTCTTCGCCGTCGCCGGCCTTTGCGATGTAGCTCGCAAAGTCGACGCGCGAGCGATAGCGCCAATACTGCGCGAAATCGGGTTGCGGCAAATGCACGCGCGCGGGGCCGCGCTTGTGTTCCATAACGCCAGGCATGCCGGGAATGAGCCACGGCTCATAGTTATCGATCGCCTTCGCCAGCTCGGCCGCGCCGTGCAGTTGCAGATAGTCGTTAGCATCGTTGATCGATTCGGTGTTCTTTGTCGCGCCGTTTGCGAGGTCGCGAACCCAATCGCCCTGGTCGACCAGGATCGCGGCAATGTTCAACGCGGTAAGACGCTCATAGAGAGCACATGCAGCGTCGGGGCCTGGGCGTTCGCCCTTGCGCGGGCCTTCCTTGATCGGGTCGTCGTTATCCATGCAGATCACGACTTGCTTTTCGCGCAGAAACGAAAAATCGATGTTGTGGACGTTGCCGACGCCTCGAATCGCAAAGGCCGCCGTGTACGGGATTTCGCACGAGTCGATCGAGAGCGCATTGATCGCGCTTTCGACGATCACAACGCGCTTTGCGCCGGCGAGCTTGCGCGGGTTTGCCGTCCATCCGTGGCCGTCTTTCTCGCCTTGCGTTTGAGTCTTGACGCCACCATTGAGGGCGGGATCGATGTAACGCATGTCAACGGCGACAAGCGGGCCGGCGTTCATAGCATGAACGAGGAACACGGCAGCGGGGCCGCCGTGGCCGACTTCGCCGGCGGGTTTCTTCGGGCTTGTCCAGTCGTTAAAGCCGACCGTCTTGCACTTCAAAGCCGTATCGATCGCCGCGTCGGTGATGCCGCGCGATTTCAGGTAGTCGCGCACTTTCTCGCGGTTGTCGATCGCTTTCTCGCCGATGTAGTCGACGGCCGTTTTCGGGCGCGTCTCGGCGGGCGCGTCGATGCGATCGCGGGGGATCGAATACTCGTCGTGCAGATAGCGCATTGCCTCGGCAACGTCGCAGCGCTGAACGTGTATCACCAGGTCGATGCACGAGCCGCCCTTGTTGGCGGAATGATCTTTCCAGCCGGTGCCGATCGCCGGCAGGGCGGGATAGATCGACAGCGACGGGTTTGCATCCTTGCTGTGCGGCGAATGATAGTTCGCCTTGTCGCCGCCTTTGCCCTTCTTGATGCCGAGGCGTTCGGCCAGGTCGTGCAGATCGATACGGCGTTTGAGTTCTTCGATTGAGGCCATCGTATTTGGGTCTTTCGCGTTTTTTAGGCGTGAGTCATCCCGGCCGCAGCTCGGGCGAGCGCGGCAGGGCCTTCGGAATGCAGGGGAGTTTTTTTAGTGCGAGAGTGGTTCGGCGACGCCGTTCGCGAGCATGGTGCGGGTGCTCGGTACGGGCAGGCTCGAAAGCGCCGGCGTTTTCACCAGGTCGACCAGCTCGGCAACGGTGAACACGCGAATGCGTGCCGTGCGAGGGTCACGGATGAAAACGGCGTGGCTCGTCGTGAGGCCCATATCGACATACGCGGCGCACTTGCGCGAATCGTATTCGCCGAGCGCTTGCAGCGTGGACACTTCCGCCTCACGGCTCGAAACCATGCACGTTTCGATCAGGTGCGCAACGCATCGCGTAACGAGCAAGGTGCGGTCGTGATCCAGGTGTGCGCCTTGGTGTTCGGCCAGAAAGGCGAGGGCCAGGTAATGCAGGTTTTTATCGGTGCTCATGGTCTTTCCTTCGGTTGTCTCTCAGTCCAACAATTGAAGTTGCTTCATCACGCGTTCTTTAACGTGCGGCGACAAAGGCAAGCCGATAGCCGGATTCGGCTTGGCGCTCGGCGAGAGCGTTCGCACGGCTTCGAGGTTCGCGACGAACGTATGCCCGCATGTGTAATCAACGCAAACAAACACGATTTCGCGCATCGTCGTCGTCAGCTCGCGAGAGGTGCGAGCAATAACTCGGCTTCGGCAATGTGGACAGCTCAGAGTAATTCGCATGGTCTATACCCGTTCAGAAATAAGGAATCCGCCCCCGGCCTTAAATCCTTCACGGTAAATACAACTATCTACGACGGCCGTTTTTATTGTGTTTTGCGGCATATTGCTCAAGTCCGGCGAGGTAGATAATCCGGGCCATTGCCGAAACGGGTCGTTGATCGGATGCGGCGAGCTTTTGAAGCGTGTCGATTTCGTCGCCATTTAGCGGGATCGGAACGCGCTTGGCGGTTGGGAGAGGGTTGTTAAGAGTTGGCATAAGGGTTTACAGGTTGTAACAGTTGGTTTCCAGGTGTTACTAGCTGTAATTATATACCTTACTGTACGCTAACGAACATACAAATTTGTAACCTTAATAGGCCGAAATGGAACACAAAAAGGCGCTTGTTCAAGCCATCGTCGACAGAATGAAAGAGGTAGTCGGCGTTACAAAAGATGTTGAATTGGCCGAGTCATTAGGTGCATCGCGCAGCACAACGGCCGTATGGAAAATTCGCGATCGAATACCGTTCGCCGAATGCATGACGATCGCGGAAAAGCATGGGGTCAGTCTCGATTGGTTGGTGCTCGGGCGCGGCGTGCCTGGGATCGAGGAACCCGAGTTAGACCTACACCCCGAGGGGCTTGTGTTGCCCGATAGTCAGTACGTCGAGATACCCGCGTTTGATATGCCGAGCTTTATCGAGGGAGAAATCGCGCAATGTTCGATGCGCATGCCGCAAGCGTGGATCGAGGGCGAGGGCGTGAGCATCCCTGATACCGTGGCGATGCGCATTCCGGGTAACTGTATGTCGCCGACGATTGCCGACGGCGATGTCGTGTTCGTCGATCGCCGGCCGCGCGACATAGACGGCGTGTTTGTTTTGCGAGTCGGCGAGAGCCTTCGCTTGCGGCGAGTGCAACGCATGCACGGGGGCGCGTTGCACCTGCTATGTGATAACCCGAACTATGAAAAGGAAGTGGTAAGCGCCGACCAGGCCGACGCCCTAGATTTCATCGGGTATTGCTTCGGGCATTTACGGCGCGTGCGTTAGCTTTCTTACGCGCCGGCTTTGCTTCTTCAAGTTCTTTTTTCGAGGCCCGTTCGAGAGCGTTGTAAAGCGTCGGCTTGCTTACGCCGTAGCGCTTCGCGATGCTCGCCATCGATACGTCAGGGCTTGCGCGTAGCACGCGTATTTCGGCGATCGCCTTGTCGTCGAGCTTGGCAGGGCGCCCGCCCGATCGCCCGCGCGCCTTCGATGCTTCTAAACCGGCCTTCGTGTTCTCGCTTATCACGTCGCGTTGGTATTGCGCCATAGCGGCCATAAAGCCGAAAAACATGCGGCCTTGCGCGGTGCTCGTGTCGATCTTTTCCGAGAGGCTTTCGAACGCGACGCCACGCGCGGCCAGCTCGTCGACGATTTGCACCAGGTCGACAAGCGATCGGCCGAGGCGATCGAGGCGCCAAACGATCAGCGTGTCGCCCTTGCGTACCGCGCGCATCATGTTCGCCAGCTCGGGCCGGCCGGCCTTCGCCTTGCCGCTCGCCTTTTCCTCATATACCTGCACGCAACCAGCTCGCGCGAGCGCGTCGCGTTGCAGCTCTAAATTTTGATCGACCGTCGAAACGCGCGCATAGCCGATGCGCATGCCGCCGGTCACGATATCGAGCGTTGCCTTGTCGCGAGGATCACGCATTTTCTTTGATCGCCTTTTCTATGTAGTCGTGTGCCACGTCGGCGATACGGCTCGGCTCGGTGCCGAGGTCGATCGCATGTTGAAGGGCCTGAAGTGCGAGCGCCTTGCCGTACTGGCGGGCAGGGGCAAAGGCTATGCGTCTAACGGCCGCGTCGACGTACAGGTGCGCCGGGTGATCGCTTTGCATGGTGTGGGCCTTCTCTTTCATAGTTCGCCCATCGCGCGCAGATACGCGCCGAGCTGCGCGCGTTGGTAGCCGATGCCGCCGGCCGTTTGCTCGATCACCACGTCGCGCGAGAGCAAGCCGAGTTCGATGCGCCGCTCGATCGCCGCGCGCATCACGCGCCGGTATGTCTTGCCGCCGGCGAGCAGGATCGCGCGCACGTCCGAGGGCCATTCGATCGCGTCGAAATCCGGCAGCTCGGCGAGCATTTCATCGGCGCGCGCCTCGGTCATGCGTTGCTCGTATGGCGCGGTTACTTGATCGGCCGCGATAAACCCGTGCTTTGCCGACAGAATGACAACGGCCGGCCGCGTTGCGGGCGCATTGGCGCGAAACGTGGAATACATGACGCCTTGATACAGCTCGAACGCCGGCGCCGGCGTCGCGGCCTTCGTCGCCGAGCACGCCATAAGGATCAAGTGTTTTTGCATGGTCTGTTTGTTATCGTTAAGAAACCCGTCTAACGGGCGTTTTCGTTACTTTGATTATTTTACGAGGTTTCTTTACGGTTCGGGCGAAAAAAAGGGGCGTCGAACGCCCCAAACCCGAACAGTAACGAAAACGGTCGTTTCTCTTATCCGCCGCCCTTGCGAAAGTGCGAGCGGTGCCGGTCGCTCGTCGGATCGTCGCGCGTCTCCAGCTCGAGCGCGGTCGTGTATCCGCCGTCGCCGATCGAGTGCTTTACCTTCTTTGCGAGCCAGGATTGCGCGTCGATATCGGGCTTGAACCCGTTGAGATAGACGGGAATCTCGGGGTACAGGTCAGGGCGGCCGAGCGCGAGCGTGTAATCCATCGTTGCTTGACTGCGTTTCGTGCGATTGAATTCGGCCGTTGCCGCCGCGCGTGCGTCCGCCTCGGTCGCATACGTCTCGGGCAATACCTTGATGTTGTGATTGCTTTCGCCGCCGACGACGACAGACTCGCGTTTCTTGCGGCCGGTGCCGTGGTAGTGCGCACGCACGCCGGCATAATTCTCGCGCTCGGCGATGTGATAGCGGTGTTGGTCGCCGTCTTTTCTCGTCAGCTCGATCGATTCGAGTTTCGTGCCCTTTGCGGTCGTGCCGTGCCCGATCGGCATAAAGAGCAAGTGCGTGTCTTTCACGTTCATCACGGCGTCGTAACGCTTCGCTAGGCGCGTGAGAAACGACATATCCGATTCGTGCGTTTGATCGATATGAGCGATCGCGACTTTCGCCAGGGCGTCGGCGATCGCCGGCTTGAGGCCGTGCTTGCCGGCGATCTTTCGAACGATTGCGCCGATCGTCTCGCCGTGCCAGCTCCGTTCGATGCGCTCGCCCATTTCCTTTGTCATCGAGGCCGAGCGCGCCCGAATGGTGAGGATATCCGGGGCGCCGCTATGTTCAACTTCGTCGACCGTGAAACTCCCTTTGTCGACGATGCCGGTATCGGACCAGCCGAACGCAACGCGCAGCACGGCGCCGCGCGCGGGGATCGCGAGCAATCCCTCGGAATCGTCGAGCGTGATATCGAGCGTGTCGGCTTCGTCCGATCGCGATTCGGACAGCGACAGCGAAATGAGGCGCGGGGCGATCTTGCTCGTGAGGTCGCGGCCGTCGAGCGTGATTTGATATTCGGGCGTCGGTTGCTTCATGCCGTTTCGCCCTTCGTCGTGTTCGCCTTCGTTTTCACGAGTCCATCGTCGACGCGCATTAGGCTCAACGTGAATTCGACACGGCGCGGCGTGCCGTCCTTCGCGTGCAGCGTTTGCCCTTCGTCGAGTCCTTCGATCACAAAGGCGCCATAGACAGAGCCGGCGCCGTCGACGAGCACGTAAGCGTCGCCGGCGTCGCCCATCGTGCGCAGCTCGGTAAGCGACGACAGCTTGCCGCCGAGTTGATCGGGCGCAAACCAGCCGGTCAACGTGATCGCATCGTCGCCGGCGCCGGTGAATTGCCGCGCATTGCGCCCGCCGACGCGCGACGTGCTCGCGTGCTTCCAGCTCGTGCGCCGTTGCAGCTCGCTAAAAGCCAGGTCCGACAGACTGAAAACGAATTGCCCGAGTGATGCCAGCATCTTTATTTCTCCGTTCAATCCGACAGGCGCGAGCCGAGGCGCGATCGCTTCTCGCGCTCGATCTTTTGCAGCTCGGCCCGAATTTGATCGCCGATCGCCTTCGCGTCGCCGCCGGTGATGTTGAAAATGTACGTATCGCCGCCGGCCGCCGATGCCCCGCCGGCCGAATTTCCGGGCGCCTGGCGGGCCGCGATCGGCGGTCGGGTATCAATGGGTACGCCAGGGCCGCCGAGCGGCATGCCGGCCGCATTTGCCGCGCCAGGTGCCGCGAACGAGGTCGCCGCGAGCGTCGCCAGGCCGACCGCAGCTTTTGCGATGCGCCCTTGCTCGCCTTCCATGCCGATCGCCGCGCCCTGGGTGATAAATCCGCCCAGCTCGCCGAACACGCGCGACGGGCTATGAATGCCGAGCTTTTCCTTGAACCAATCGACGGTGTTGCTCGCGACGTTGGTGATTGCCGCTTGCACGGCGCCGAGGCCGCCGGTGATGCCGTTGACGAGGCCGGCGATCAGGTTCGCGCCAAACTCCGAAAACTTCGACGGCATATCAAAGCCGAACCATTGCAGCACGGCCGCGAACGCCTGGTAAAACAGGCCCATCGGGGACCAGTTGAGAATGAGCTGCGCGACGCCGGCGAGGCCGCCGGAAAACGCCTGGCGCACGCTATCCCATAGGCCGCCGAAAAATGCCTTGATCGGCTCCCAATACTGATAGATCAGGAAAGCGCCGACCGCGATCGCGGTGATTGCCAGGCCGATAGGGTTCATCAGCAACGCGCGGCCGACGAACATCGCGGCCGATCCTACGGCGCGCAACGCGGTCGCGCCAAAGCCGAGCACGCGCGCCAGGATGCCGCCTTGCATGCCGAGCGCGGTCATACTGAAACGCAGGATTGCGAGCGGCGCCAGTACGCCGGCGAGCATTACCGTAATGCCGCCGCCGACCGTGAGCAATACGGCCAGGATCGCGGCCGTTTTCATCAGCGCATTCGCGACGCGCGGGTTTTCACGCGCGAACGCGCCCATGCGTTGCGCCATATCGCCGAGCCAGTCGACAACGCCTTTAATTTCCGGTGCGATCGATTCGCCGAACGCAACGAGGCCATTCGTGAAAGTGCCGCCGGCCGCTTCCCATAGGTTTTTCAGCGTGCCGAGTTGCTTATTGACGCGCTCTTGCATCGAGGCTTGTGCGGCCATCTTGCCTTGCACTTCCTCATAGCCGGCTTTCCCTTTCTCGATCATCAGGGAAATAACCTGGAGCGTTTCAGCGTCGTCGCCGAAAATCTATTTAGTCACGCCGAGGCGCTTTTGCGTCGACAGGCCCTTGAGTTTGTCGAATTGCTTGAACATGTTATCGAGGCCGCCGAATTCGCCTTTACCGTTCGTAAAGTCGAGTTTCATGCCGCCGCCGAGGGCCTTGTTTGCCTTCGCGACTTTCTTCGCATCCATGCCAAGTTGAAACACTTTCCGGTAGGCGTTGCCGGCCGCGCTTCCTTCCATGCCCGATTGATCGGCCATCACCAGCAGAGGCGCGAGCGCCTTCGCGCCTTCGATGCCCTTTTGCTTGATGGTGTCCATCGCGGGGCCGAGCTTGGCGAACCCGTTGAGCATGTTGTTATCGTCAACGCCGAGCATGAACGCCTTTTGAATCACGTCGGTAAGCGACAACATATCTTTTTCGGTCGTGCGCGTGGCGTCCTGTAGCTTGGCCGTAAATTCGGCCGCCTCGGCCGGCGTTTTCTTGAGCTGCACGGCGAGATATGCGGTTGCTTCGCCCATGCCGCCGAGGATCGATTGCGCGCTAATGCCCTGGCGCGTCAACATGGTCATCATGTCTTGAAAATCGGACGTTGTACCGGGTAGCCGGTCGCCGAGTTTCATCGCGAGCGTGTTGATCTTTTCGAATTCAGGGGGCACGACTCCGCCGGCGCGCATCAGCGCGCTAGAGAGCTGCGTCGCCGATTCCTCGGCCTTCGCATAGGCCGCGATCGGAACCAGCGTTGCAGCGCCGACAACGGCGCCGCCGGCCATTGCTTTAGCGCCGGCGCCCGCCATCGAGCCGGCGAGTTCCTTCGTCTTGTTCATCTTCTCGCGCGCCTCGGCGAGTCGCTTCGTGCGCGCGGTCAGCTCGGCGAGCTTGTTTTGCTGCGTCGTCATTACGCCGATCGTCGCGGCCATGCTCGAACGCAAGTCGCGCTCGTGTTGCGACAGATTGCGCGTATCGATGCCGGCGGCCGTGAGGCGCGTGCGCAGCTCGCGCACCTTGTTCGCCTGGGCGTCGTGCGCGGCCGTGAGCTGGGCGGCCGATCGCTTCGCCCGCTCAAACTCCGCGGTCATTGCCTTCGTAGGCGAATCGCTCGCCTTAATCTCGCCGGCGAGCTGCGAAACGCGGGCCTGGGCGTCGCGCATGTTGCGCGAGGCGCCCGCCAGGCCGGTGCGCATATCGCGAAACGCGGCAACGTCCTTTTGCGTTTTCTGTAGCTTGCCGAGTTCGTCGCGTGACTCTTTCAGCGACTTCGCCAGGCCCTTGTTGCCGTTCAGGATGTTCCGAATCGGCCGTGTTGCGCCGTCGACCATATCGAACAGCACGCGCAATTTAAGATCGTTCGCCATCGTTCATTCGTTTCCGCTTCGGATTCGCGCGCGCTCGCGCCAATCGGCCAATTCGCGCAAGGTGAAACCGTCCATCGTCGGCGGGGGCCAGTGAAAGACGGTCGCGATATCGGCCATCGCTTCTTCTACTTCGTCGGGTATGCCGTGCTCTAGCTCGCCCGCTTCGGCAGCAAAAAAGATGCGAACGCCACCCCCAATTGCACGAGGTCGGCGGGGTCCATTTCGCGCACGTCGAATTCGGTGAGCGTCGGCGTCGTGATACGCGGCAACACCTTGCCGAGTGCGTCTACGTCGAGATTGACGAGGGCATTGAGCGACGTGCCGCGCAGCTCGCCGGCGGCCGGCTTGCGCAACGTGATTTCGGTGATCTCTTGTTCGCCGCGCTTGATCGGGGTGTCGAGCGTGATCGTGTTCGGGTTGGCTTCGGTCATTTCTTTCTCTGTTCAGGTGTTGGGTTTTGTTGGTGCTCGCCTGGCGTGTCACCAGGCGAGCGGGGCAGGGCGTTGAGAGGGAGCGTTACAGGCCGATCGCCGAGCGCAGGCTCGCGAGCAAGTCCTCACCATTCACGATTTCGACCATGTTGACCAGATCGATTTCGATGATCGTCTCGCCGTTGATCGTCAGCTTGTAATAGCTGCACGTCGTGGAGACTTTGAAAGCCGTGTCGTCGCCAGGCTTGGCGCCGCCCATATCGATTTCTTTGTGCCGACCGCGCACAACGATTTCGACGGCATCGGGTTTCGTTGCGTCCTCGGCCTGGTAGGCGCCGGCGAACCGCAGTTGCACGCCGTCGTGCTTGAGCGTGCCGTATTTGCCGAGCGTGGTTTTCATGATGCCGCCGGCCGTCCATTCGAGCATGATGCTTTCTTGCCCTTGGTCGACGTCAACGGGGCCATTCATGCCGCCCGAACGATATGCCTCCATCTTGCGCGAGAGCTTCGGCAACGTCACTTCAGCGATTTCGCCTCGGTAGTTGTTGCCGTCCTCGAACAGATTGAACGCCTTGAGTTTCTTAGCCAATGCCATGTGTGCTTACTCCTGGTTAAGCCGTGTTTATGCCTGCACGCGCGAGGCGAAATCGGCGAGGTAACGATCGGTGATGCGTTGGCGCAGCATCAAGTTTTCGATCGGGGGAACCGGCGTGTAGTCGTAATCGATCGCGAGCTTGCCGGCCTTGAGCGAT